CGGCGGTGGATCTGGCAAATGTGGATGTCGATATCAAGCGTTTGAAAACAGGGTACTGGACAAAGGTTATATCCCGTCCTCACGGTGTGGATGTTATGTATATCCTGGAAGAACGTACGCGAAACCTGCAGGAGCCAGGAAAAGACACAGTTTCTCTGGGCGGCACGATTGCTACGTTATCTGGCAGCATGGCGAAATCCCAAAAGGAATTATCTGCAAAAGTGGAGCAGGTGGGACAGGCGGCGACAAAGGGCATCGACCAGAAGATTAATAATGCAACGCAGCTCATCAGCGGCGGACTCGGCGGTTATGTGGTAATTGGACGCTCAGAGAACGGTCAGCCAGAGGAAATTCTAATTTTGGACGCGCCGACGAAAGCCAATGCCAAGAACGTGATCCGGCTCAACAAGAACGGCATCGGATTTTCCACCAGCGGATACAATGGAGTGTATCGGAATGCCTGGACCATCGACGGAAATCTGATTGCGGATTTTATTACATCTGGAACTATGTATGCAGACCGAATTAAAGGCGGAACGCTAATGCTTGGCGGAGCCGGCAATTCGAACGGTGTATTGAAAGCGTATGATACTGCAGGAAATGCAATTTGTTCACTTGATAACGAGAGCTTTTTGCTTACAGGTGATGGTGTGTCAGTGAGTTTCGATATATCTCATTATGTAGGAGATTCTGGCAATGGCGATGAGGGTTTGTGGTCGGCTGTAAAAATTTCCGATAAGTATACATGTATGCATATGACTCCGGACGATCTTAGGGTGTTCGATGGGATGGATGATAATTTAGATGGCAATTATTGTGAGTTATATCATTTTGGAATCGGATTTTACGAAAACGGATCTGTGACAGCTCAACTCAACCCAGATGAGATGTATGTTGCGGGTGATGCGACTGTCGAAGGTGATTTGAATGTTACCGGAAAGAAGCACAGAACAATACAAACTCCCAATTACGGGAAAATTAGTCTATCTGCCTATGAAACAGCATCACCAATGTTTGGCGATATTGGAAGCGGGCAGATTGGAGATGATGGTTTGTGTTACATCTGGATCGATCCGGTGTTTGTGCAAACCATCTTCGGGGAATACCAGGTATTTGTTCAAGGTTATTCAGATGCTCCGTTTTATGTCACAGAAAGGGCTTCTGGTTATTTTGTGGTTAAAGGTCCGCCCGGAGCGTCCTTTGGTTGGGAGATTAAAGCAAAGCAGGCAGGGCTTGAGCAGGAGCGAATGGACACGTTTCACCGGAGAGAAAAGAAAGAAAAAGAGACATATGGCAAAGACGGCGCAAGATACTATCAGGAATACATGGAGGGATTGACGAAATGAAAAAAGTAACAGCAATTACAATTTTTGATACGGCAGTTGGGACAAGAGCAAGCATCGTTTACAGCGAGATCAATGATGATGGCGTGATTGTAAAGGACAATATCCGTTTGGATCGCATCATCGTGGATAAGGCAGTCCTTAAGAGTGTGGCTGCGGTAACATCCTACGCACAGGAGCTGGTTGATGGATTGGAGGGCTAAAGATGGCGGTTAATAACATTGATTTAAGCGGAGAGATTAAAGCCTGGAAAGATGCGGCTTACGGCAAGGATGTCAGGGCGGCAAATGTGGCGGCATTTGAGAAGATACAAGGAACTGTGAACGATACGGTGCAGAATGTTAATCAGGCGTCCAAGGATGCTTCCAGCGCATCGCAGAATGCACAGAAAGCGGTTGATGATATCCAGTCCGCGATCGAAACTGCCACAAGCAAAGCGAGTGAGGCGGCCGGAAGTGCAACAGCAGCGGATACCTCGAAGAAAGCGGCGGCAAGTAGCGCAGCGGCAGCGGATAATTCAAAGACACAAGCGGCAGCATCGGCAGCGGAAGCAAAAAAGATTGCTCAGGGTTTGGGCGATTTTGACGGAACGGCTGCGAAAGTCAAGACTACCGATACATACGGTTTGGTAGTGAGTGCCTTAGGGGAGAGTACAGCGCAGGCGCTGATCGATGCGATCGCCAATAAGGTTGTGAATGAGCTTATCAATAAAA